GCGTCGAGTCATCGATGGATTGATTACAAAAGGGTTGGTGACCTCCACAACTCAAGGCAGAAAGCGCATCCTGTCCGTTGCCAATAATCCGAGTGCCAAGGTGTCCAAAATGGACAACGTCGAAACCTCAGTTAGTGTCCAAAATGGACAAGATGAAGGTGTCCAAAATGGACAACTACCTAGATCTAATATACCTAGATTTAAATACCTAGATCTAAATATTAATAATAATAATAATAATAATCTAAATCTAGGTAATAATTATCTAGGTAATAAAAGTAAGTATGAAATGGTGTGGGATGATAAAAGAAAGGTTATGGTTAGGAAGCGGATAGCTGTTTAAAGCCTCTAGGATGGCCAAGGTTGAGAGATAATAGGTTGGGGTAGGGTAACCCTAGGCTACGAGGTAGAACGCAACCTAGGGGGTTGTAGGGGGTTATTACTCGATAGCGTTGTTAAGCTTGTAGGTATCGATCCAAGTCTTAGCCTCGAATCGATAGCCGATGCGAGCACACAGAGCCTTACTTTCCAAAGCTGCCATCAGTAATTTTCTTTGATCGTCATGATCAAGCAAGTAAAACGGCGGTAATACCGTGTACAGTAATTCCGTCATAGTATCAAAATACCGATTAGTGCTCGCACTAGCTTTAATGGCAAAAACAATGATGCGCTTTAATCCACCTTTAAGCTGCCATTGGTGAGTCTTAGCATGAAATTTAATGTATTGGTCAGCTTCCAGTCTTAATTCATCGCTAATCATATATATTCTCCTTAGTTAGTTGGTTGGTTATTTGACAAGCCTTCGGATCGATGGTGTGTCGCACAGCCTGACTACTTCACAGTATTGTGCGCGACTCATAGCTACATCATCACAATACGTGCTAACTAATTCAGCTAGTGTATCAAATTTGTCGGGATTAATGTTAATATCAAAATTCTCGCAAACACAGGTGTCAACGTAATCAGCTATTTCTTTAATTGTCTCAAATTGTCGCATATATTCTCCGTAGTTAGTTAGTTAGTTAGTTAGTCGTTGTCAAAAATATCAGCTATCACGTCAATTACAACCGCTATGACGACTGCTGCCGGAAATATTATCAATCCCTCGATCCCCATATATTGATCTCCTAAGTTAGTTAATAGCTACATGCTATAGTTACACCGTAGCACAACTGTATACACTATGCAAGGGTAATTAGTAAGATTCTGCATTTTTTTTTTCGATTCAAAGAAAACAGCATAAACCGACTGCAATCGCTACTAATCTAGCTACGATCTCAAGAGTAATAGTCTGCATAATGATGATCTCCTATAGGCGTTATATAGTATTACTCGGCTGATTAGGGCTTGCACTGGAGGGGATAGATGCATCATGCTGATATTATGTGGTCTACATGTCGCCATGTAAGGCAAGATGATTTACAGATGCGGGGCAAGGTGCAAGAGGGTTACCTGCACACGTTGCGCAATGCTCATGGCAATCTCTACCTGGCAGTAAGACGCTACCTAGGATTAAGCAGGGACCAATTCGCGCACAAGATAGGTATCAGTACGTACTCATTACGCTACCGCGAACGTGCTAAGCGTCTTTATCACACGGCAGAGATAGCAGCATTGCATCAGGTATCAGGTATGACGTCTGATCAGTTTACACAATTACTTAATGATATCGCATAGTTACTGTGGAGTGACACATAACAATACTTATCGGTCATTCAAAACCCAAACCAAAACCTAGCCTAACATGCTGAAAACACTAGCTATAAAACGCAATTCCAAAACGAAATCAAAAACGGAGCGGGTACCGGTTATATATATATCTCACCACCCGCGAAAAAATCCCAATATGTTATTTAACCGATGTTCTACAAAAGTAAGGCTATAAAATGGAAAGTGAGAGCGATTTAAAACAGGTTGAAGTTGATTCTGAGTTACCCAAATTATCCGAAATCGATAGTAGTTCAAACACTGTTGTAGAAATTTTACCTCCAATAATGAGGGATATTCCGCAGACTCGGCATCACGTTAAGAATGAGCAGTTAGGGTTACAGATTCGGGATATGGGAAGGCTAGGATTGAGCAAGACGGCGACTGCGTTAGCGGCTAGGGTATCGACTCACATTCTTGATAAGTATTACCTGGAGGAGTTTTTAGAGGGCCAGGCGGACATGCAGAAGGGGTTAGCTAGTGTAGCTGTATCTGAGGCTATGAATGGTAATACGCCTATCCTGCTTCACCTGTTAAAGACTAAGTTAGGTTGGAGCGAGCAGCATCAGATAGAGATATCTGGTGAGGTTAAGAGTGTGGTTAGTAACCGCCCTATGAGCAAAGAAGAGTTTATTGCTAAGTATTTGACCAATGAGTAGTGATTAGGTCAAAACCAAAAACCTATAAATTAGTTTATTACAAGTGTAACCATTGTTTTTATGTTGGAGTTTTAGCAAGTTGCACTTATTATGGCTATTGTGGTTTTAAGTGGTGTGGAAAGTTAATGTATTTTAATCGGGTTGAAATAACTAAGGAGGCTTACGAAAAAGTATGGAAGTAGAAACCTGTCGATGTCCAAGTTGTGCTCATGTTAGCACCGTAAAAGTTGGTGATGACCTGCCCTATGTTAGTATGTACGCTGAGCCTAGCGGTAGTTATTTTATCTGCCAAAACCCTAAATGCGACGTTGAACGTATTTACAGTCCAAGCGCTGTCATGGTTAGTGGTAAATGATTAAACTTTTAAAATATAAAAATTATATGAAATATCAAAAAGACCTTAGAACTTTAGCTAAAGAATGGGCATACAAACGCACTCAAATTACCGGAAATAACGATACTTTTGAGAGTATTGCACGAGAAGCTTGGTTGGCTGGTAACGCTGTGGCTAATCAAGAATGGTTTAGCATCAAAGACTTTTTGCCAAATCCTAATGTTCAAGTGTTAGTTTACGGAAAAACAAAATCTAACTACAAAAGCAAAGTTCAACCGGCAAAACTGAAAAAAAATTGGACTGGTGGGTCAAACCCTTTTGAACCAGAATTTGTATGGGAAAGTTACGATATCATTGACTATGACGGTGAAGTTGATGAAATTGAATATGTAACTCATTGGATGCCAATGCCTCCAGAACCAACCAAATAATGACTGAACCTTTAGACATAAACGTAATATGGTGCCCGCAAAGAGGCCCTCAGGAGGCGCTAGTAAACTGCCCTATTACACTTATCGGCTATGGCGGTGCACGAGGTGGAGGTAAAACCGACGGAGTTTTGGGTAAATTTGCAATTAAGCAAGAACAGTTAGGGCCAGACTTTAATGCTATCTTTTTTCGTAAAGAACTTCCTCAAGCTGATGACCTTATTGAACGTGCCAAACAAATTTACTTACCGCTTAAAGCGCATTGGCAAGACCAGAAAAAACAATTTACCTTCCTCTCGGGTGGTCGCCTACGTTTTAGACCTTTAGCCAGTGACGCTGATGCTGAAAAATACCAGGGCCAAAACCTCTCAGATTGCGCCATAGAAGAGGCGGGAAACTATCCTGACCCTTCCCCTATCTGGAAACTTTTCGGAGCACTACGAGGCAAAGGAGGCGGTCAGGTTATCCTTACATTCAACCCTGGTGGCGTCGGACATCACTGGCTGAAAGAAACTTTCATCAAACCAGCCCCAAAAGGATTAAAAGTTCTTACAAAGCAATTACCCAATGGCAGTAGCTTTGATTACATTTACATCCCAAGCCGTGTTACCGATAACCAAATCTTGTTGGCAAGAGACCCTGAATACATAAACCGCTTGCATATGGTCGGAAGTCCAGAACTTGTGCGAGCTTGGCTAGAAGGAGACTTTGAAATCCATGAAGGTAGTTACTTTCCTGAGTTTAGCTCTAAACATATTGTTAGCCCTTTTAACGTGCCCGAACATTGGCCCCGTTATATTGGGTATGATTGGGGTTATCACTCTCCTTTTGCCTGTATATGGGGTGCTGTTAGTTCTGGACGTGATGACGGAGGTAAGGAAGTACCATATCCTAAAGGGTCAATTATTATATATCGAGAAATGTGGGGTAAAGGAGTCGATAACGTCGATCAAGCCAACAGAATCGCATCAGTCTCCGTGGGGGAAAATCCAGTAGGTTTTGCTGATCCATCCATTTTTAACCATGAAGGTGGCCCAAGCATCAACGACCAACTAACCCAAGTCTTTAGTAAGTACAAACACCCGTCCTTTAGGCGAGCAGATAACGACCGCCAATCTGGTTGGTCGCAAATTAGACAACGGTTGGTAGCTAACCCACCCTTGCTGTATATATTCGCCACTTGCCCATATTTGCTAGAAACCTTACCATCAATGACAATAGACAAAAGAAAGCCGGAAGATTTAGATACAACTGGTAATGACCATGCCGTAGATGCCCTGCGTTATTTATGCAAAGGGCGTCTTGTCGATGCAAAATGGGATGAGCCAGCAGAAGTTACGGGTAAGGGAGTTATTAAACTGCACAGTTATATTGCAAGATTAAAAGCGCGAGTAGCTAGACCATCAATATGAAAACAAAAATTCCAAAACCGTTGGTCAAAAAGTATTCGGCTCAGTATTGGAAAGCTCAAATCCTTCAATCAAATCGCAGATACGAAAAGTTTATTAAGGCTTCAGAAGAGTCCATCAGAGTTTTTAATTCAGTCAAAAACATAGAAAGTTTAAAAGATGCGCCACGCCGTTTAAACGTTTGGTGGTACTGCGTCAATACTTTGCTTCCTGCTTACTACAGCTCCACTCCCAAGGCTGAAGTAAATCTCCGGAAGAGAGCAGGGGGCATTCCTTATGAGTTAGGTAGCGTTATTTTAGAGCGAAACGCTCAATACGCTATGGATTGCCACTTTGACTTTGATAAAGTTGGCTACAACGCTGCTTTACAGTTTTTACTTACCGGTCAAGCCGTACTTTGGGCTAAATACGTTCCAAAATTTAAGAAAGTATTACAAGAAATTGCGATTATAAAAGATCCTAACGGAAATTTTATAACAGGTGATGGACAAGCGTATGCAGGCGATACTGAAGACTTTACGGAAAATACGCCTGGTATTTTTGTTTCTTCCCTCGAGATTGAGCAAAAAGTTGATGAAAAAGCCGTTCTCGACGTTGTTCAATACTCCGATTACAGATGCTCAGACGCTCGAAATGAATCAGAGATTGAATGGCAAGCAAAACGCGCTTTCTTGGCTAGGGAAGAAGCAGAAGCGCTATTTGGCGCAGAAAAAGCAGAATCGCTAAACTATGATTCAATCCCAGAAGTAAATAAACAAGACGCTGCTAAAGAAGAACCAAAGTTTGAAGGCAAAGCCGAAATTTGGGAAATTTGGTGTGAAGCTACCGAAAAGGTTTATTGGGTACAAACCAGCAATCAAAACCCACTCATCGAAGAAGCAGAACCACCAATTAGATTTGAAAAGTTCTATCCCTGCACTGTTATCAGACAAACCCAAGATCCAGACAGTGTAATTCCAGTCTCAGACTATACCCACGCAAAAGATCAAATCCTTGAAGTTGAGCGCCTCACAACTCGTATTCACGCTATAACCCAGGCAATACGCCCTAACTTTGCTTACGATGCTGGTATGACAGACATCATGGAGCAGTTGTTTCAAGATGACCTCAAAGGTATCGGAGTTAAAAACTGGCCGTCAAACAAAGGCCGAGGCGGATTACAGGGCGCTATTGAATTCCTGCCAGTAGAGCAGTTTGTAAACGTGCTCAATACCCTTCAGCAAGCCCGTCAGCAGGCTCTACAGCAGCTTTATGAAACCCTTAAGGTATCAGACTTACTTCGAGGCACATCAGAGCAATACAAGTCAGCTACGGCCAATAGGCTTGAATCCCAGTGGTCGTCACTTGGCCTCATCGTAAGACAAAACATGTTCTGTAAGTTCATGTCAGACGCCATTATGCATCTTGGCACAATTATTGCAGAACAGTTTGATGAGGAAACCATTCTAGACGTTGGCGATGCAGACAGGCTAATATCGGAAACATTATTACCGCCGCCCGTACCAATGGCGCCTCCAGCCGCTCCAGAAATGCCATTTGGCGGTGAGCCAGTAGAAGAACCAGAAGGTATGCCAGAAGCTCCAGAAGGTATGGAAGCTCAAATGCCTGGCAATCCAGAAGCACAACTTGAGCAAGTCGAAGCAGAAATTATCGATATTCTACGCGACACTAAAAAGCGTAACTATCGCATCCAGATAGCTTCAGATTCTATGGTTGCTATCGATCAAGCACAGCAACAACAGGAAGGCCAAGCGCTTATTCAAACCGCTGGAGCGTTCTTCGATCAAATGCGAGGTTTAGTTGATCAATACCCACCTCTCATCGAATTTAGCATCAGTCTATTCCAAAACATGATTAAACGCTTCAAAGGCGGGAAAGAACTTGATGGAATCTTTACTAAAGCTCTGCAACAAATTGGTGAGATATCTAAAGCGAAAGAAGAAGCAGCAAAACAACCGCCGCCGCCAGATCCAAAGACTCTTGAAATACAGGGTAGAATGCAGATAGCTCAAATTGAATCGCAAGCCCGTGTTCAAGCAACTCAAATGGAGATGCAAGATAAGGCAGTTAAAAACCAACTTGCTGCTCAAGAACAACAACTTAAGATGCAACGCGATCAATTAGAAGCTCAACTTGCAGTTCAAAAGCAGCAAACAGAAGAATACTTCAAACAACAAGAACTAGCCCTAGCTCAACAAGAAGTTCAAGTTAAACAATCCGCAGTTCAAGTGGATATGCTCAAAGTTCAAGCATCGGCCCAAAGCGAGTCCGATAAGGCTTTAATTAAACAAGAAAGCTCTCAGATGCAGCACATTCTTGATATCCAAAGGCTAGAACTAGAGCAAATGCGAATCAGATTGTCGGAATCTGAAAAGTTAATGGAAGAGCGCAGACTTCAATCGCAAAACGAACTAGAGCGCATTCGCTTACACATGGAACAGTTAAACCAAGGCCCAAAACTAATGAACATGGGTGGTATGACTGGACGAAAGAAATCAGGAAAGATAATTACTGATGAAAACGGTAATCCGACTGCAATCGAAATTACCGAACAACCAGAAGTAAAAGTACAACGTATAACACTTGATGAAGAGGGCAATCCCAGTGGGATTGAAATGGCATAATGGCAAACGCACTATATAACAAAGCAAAGTACAAATGGATGGCTCCTGGTACGCTAGGAACTACATCGGGTGATAGTATCGATTTATTGGATGACACCATTAAAATCGCTTTAATTGATACCGGTACTTACACGTTCTCGCAAACACATGAATACTGGTCGTCTGCATCAGCAGCAATCGTAGGAACCTCGGTAACCCTTGCATCCAAAACAGTAACAGACAACGTGTTTGATTCAGCAGACCCTACGTTTACATCAGTGTCCGGCGTAAGTGTAGAAGCTCTAATCATATACAAAGATACCGGCACCGCTTCCACATCGCCTTTAATATACTTTGTTGATGTAGCAGCAAGTGGACTTCCAGTTACTCCAAACGGAGGAAACATTACAGTTCAATTTAATGCTTCTGGAATTTTTGCGTTATAAGGAGAATTATGTCAGCAAGATTTGTTATTTCAGGTAGTAAAGCAACCATCGCATCAGGCGATTGTGTAATTCAATTAATTGGCGGAACCACTAGACGTGTTTTTGTTCGAGAATTAACCGTTAGTTTTGGCGGTACTCCTGCTGATTATAATGTTGAATATCAACTTCGCCGCACAACTACAGCAGGATCAGGAGGAAGTTCTGTAACTCCACAAGCTTACGATCCAGCAGAGCCAGCAGCAGTTTCTACCGCACGAGCTGGAGATACAACCGCTCCAACCTTTACGTCAGGCGCAGATTTGCTTTACCTAGCTTGTAATACGCGAGTTACATACCGCTATCCAACCGCACCAGATTATCCTTGGGTAATTGCAGCTACATCAAACGCAGGACTTGGGCTTAGAGTCGATGCAGTCTCTACCTCAGCAAAAGCATTAGCAACTATTGTTTTCGATGAGTAAAAACAATACTGAACACGGGGCGGTATTAGCAGACGGCGTACAAATAGCGTCAACCCTACAATGTTGTCATTGTAATAAACATTTCATTTCCAGGCCAGGTAGCGGAGCAAGACGAGCCTTTTGTATGAAATGTATGCAAGTGACATGCGGCGATCCGCGATGCGATGAATGTACCCCTTTTGCAAAAAAATTAGACTTGTATGAGGCTGGCAAATTGACAGAATTATAATGGTTACAAACATCAGCATTTTTAATCTATGTGAAACTAATTGCCATGCTACGATAGCTTTTACCATTATTGATCAAAATTATTTATATTCAGGGCAAGAATACAATCAATTTTTTGACAACACTTGGGATGATGATTTACCACGAAAATTAGTAAAGGCAGAATTTAACAAACGACCACATACCGATTGGCAGTCGTTGCAACAAGAAATGCAGGTAAATGTATGAGCTTTACAAACACTGGTCAGATTACATACGGAGAACCTTTTAATTATAGCACATCAGCTCCACTATTAAATACAAACATTTTAGATGCAGTGGGTGAATATGTTGCTGTGATTTTTAGAGCGCCTGTAACTACTACTATTACTCACATTGAAACATATATTGGAATTATTTCGGGAGCTTCTGGTTCTTCAACTTTAGATTGTAGGGTAGAAACTGTTAGCGACACTACCGGATTACCTACAGGGACTTTATGGGGAACTAATACAAATGGGTCGTTGTCAGTTGCTTTTAATGACGACAACAAATTTTGGAATGTAGCATTAACTTCAGCCGCTTCTATCACAAGAGGAGACGTAGTCGCTTTAGTAATAAAAGCAGACACATTAGCAACTGCTGCTGCGATTAACTTAAATCTAGATAATAGAAGCACTCAAATTTTTCCAAGTTATTCTGTTAGCGCACTTCCAACCGCAACAAAAGTTGCAAGCTCAAATATGATTGGTATTTGGCCGAGATTTACTGGAAGTACTTACAGCCCTGTTATTGGACTTGTGCCATTTAGTACTGTAACAACCAATGCTATGAACACAGGAGCAGCAGTACGAAGGCAAGCTCTTAAATTTAGAGTTCCGGTCGCCATGACTTTAGTTGGATGTAAAGCTCGCGTTCTTACTTCGGCTGGTGGTAATTTTGATGTAAAAGTTTATGAATCAAATGGAACTACTCAAGTAGGAACAACTTTGTCGATTGATGTAGATCAAATTGGTGCAACTGCAAACATTATTCAAAATTTTATCTTTCCAGCAGATGTTTCAATCAGCGCAAACACAGACTATTACATATCGTTTGAACCAACTACGGCAAATAATCTTACCATGTATTATTACACAGCAGAAAGTAATGCTCGGTTAGATTTAATGCCAGGGTGCAAAGAATTGTTTGTAGCAACACACAACGGGACAAGTTGGACTGATAGAGATACTGGATATGCGTTAATTTATCCCATTTTCAATCAAATAAGTTCCGGTTCAAACATAATTGTAAGCTCGCCACAAATAACTTTGCATGATTCGGTGTATGCCGTAGGAGTGTAGTTAAAAATGGCAAAGCTCTGGCTATACCAACAATCAGCGGGGCCAGTAGCGCCAATTTCGGCAACTCCGACACAAACGATTGTTCTTAATCGTTTTGATAACTCCAGCATTGTTTATGACCCAACAGTGGTGCCTGGAGATGTAAGTATAGTTTTAGACCAAACTGCTTCTACCA